TATTGCTCCTGCTCCTGCTCCAGCTTCAGTAAAACCAGAAGCTATTGCTCCTGCTCCTGCTCCAGCTTCAGTAAAACCAGAAGCTATTGCTCCTGCTCCAGTTACTGCTCCTGCTATAGCTTCAGAAGCTGCTGCTCCTGCTGCTGCTCTCGCTCCAGAAGCTGTCGCTCTTGCTCCAGTTGCTCCAGAAGTCGCTCTTGTTGCTGCTCTTACTTCTGCTATCGCTTCAATAAAATCAAAAGATGTCGCTCCTGTTAATGATTCAATGAAACCAGAAGATGTCGCTCCTGTTCCTACTCCAGTTACTGCTTCAGTAAAACCAGAAGTTATTACTCCAGTTACTGATTCAATAAAACCCGAAGCTGTCGCTCCTGTTCCTACTCCTATTACTGCTTCAGTAAAACCAGAAGATATCGCTCCAGTTACTTCTGATGTTGAAAAAGTAGTACCAGAAACTGATAAGAATAGTGAAATATTTTCTGAATTTGAAAAAATACAAAAAGAATTAGCAGAGCTAAAAGAACGTTATGATGAAGCAAAAACACTAAAAGATACACAAGATACAGATGAACTTGATCCAGATGAAGTCGCAGCAGATAAAGCAAAACACGATAGTGAAGAAAAAGACTTCAGAGAATCAGTTAATAAGAAACTAGATGCAATACTTAAACTACAAGAAGATACAAAAAAGAAAATAGATGATATAGATAAAAAAGGTGGTGGTAAAGGCGATGGCGGTGGCGGTGGAATAAATCCTGTTACTGGTATAATTGGCGCAGCTACTGCAGGATTTGGTATTGGAACTGCTCTTAATGAGACATTTGGTATAAGTGATAAAATTGATGATGCTCTAGAATCTGGTCCAACTAAAGAAGAAAGAGCAGCACAAGATAAAAAGAATCAAGATAAAGGTAAAGCTAAAATTGCGGAAAAATTAAAAGGGACAGGCTATGAATTAGTTGGTCCTGGAAAATATAAAGGACCAGATGGAAAAATAGTCAGTAGGGATCAATTACCTCCTCAAGTTAAAACTAAACTCGGGGATCCTGCGACCAATAAGCCTGTAGATTCCACGAAACAAACTGCTGGGGCTGCACCTGAAGCAGAAAAAATATCTGCACCTCCCCCACCACCACCAACTTCAGAAAAAATTGCGACTCCTTCAGCGACTCCTTCTGCAACTCCTTCAACACCACCAATTTCAGAAAAAATTGCGACTCCTTCAGCGACTCCTTCAGCGACTCCTTCAGCGACTCCTTCAGCGACTCCTTCAGCGACTCCTTCAGCGACTAAAATTGGCGCTGCGCCGCCATCAGGTCATACTGCTGCTGGTAGCACTGAACTGCCAAGCAATGTGGCTCTTTCAAAAGATACAGATATATCTAAAGTTGATAAAAAACTCCTTAGTGGATTTTCCGCAGCTGCGGAAGCATATGGTAAGCCCGTGCATGTTGCTTCTGCTTATAGAGGAGATGAACACCAAGCTGAGTTATGGGTTAGAGGAAATATTCTTGGCGACCCAACAATTCATATGCCAGCTAAACCTGAAAAAGCACAAAAGGTAAAATTAGGTGGAAAAGAGTATGATGCTCCTGGAGGCGGTAAAGGAAGCCAACACAGTAAAGGTAAAGCATTAGATGTTAAAGAGGCACCTATATTAGCCCAATCTGGTCTGTTGAAAAAATTTGGTCTTGATTGGCCATTCGGAGAAAAGGATCCACCTCACATAACTTTAGCAGCAGGTGGTAGTTCTGGTGGTGGAGATACAGAAACTCCAGCAGAAGCAAAACACGATGCTGCAAAAGTTAAAGAAGCACAAGTTGCTGCTTCTGTGACTCCAGCTGGTGGTGGAAGCAGTACTGGCCAACACGCAGGAGGAGCAGGGGGCGGTGCGCCAGCTCCAGCTGCTGCACCTGCACCTTCTATGGCTGCTGCTGCTCCTGCTGCAGCAGCTCCTACACCTGTGATGGCATCAGATTCTGCTCCGACTCCAGCTGCTGCACCTGCACCTTCCATGGCTGCTGCCTCTGAACCAGCTCCAACACCAGCACCTTCCATGGCTGCTGCTTCAACTCCTGTCGCTGCGCCTGCAGCGCAAGTAGCCGCAGCCGTTACTCCGCAAATTCCTGCTGTATCTCCAGCTGAACAACAAGCTGCTTCTCAACCTGCCGCACCAATAGTAGTTGCACCACCATCACCGCCACAGCAAATGGCATCTTCAGGGTCTTCTGCACAAAAGAAACCAGATGTTGTTGTTGTAACTAGAGATATAGATCCGACAGTAATGTCATACGCTTCTTCTGTGTATGATCATCCACTATTTCACCCAGCTGTCGGTCGGGCATAAAAAAGGGGAGCATAAAGCTCCCCTCTAAACATCAACTTAGGATGTTTATTACTCGCCAGCTAACTTATTGAAATAAGAAAGAGTTTCGTCATCTTCCGATGCACCAGTGGCATCAGTATTAACTTCCTCTTCAATCTCAATAGTCTCAGCACTCTTAGAACGATACTTAGTGTCGGGCGCACCAAGTGTACGATCCAGCTTTGCCTTGAGCTCATCGTAGCTCTTGAATTCACTAACCTTCAAGAACTCCTTCAACGAATGAGATGCCTTCCAGAGCTTCTCAATCTCCTCATCACTATCAGCAGCCGCACTAGCTGCTTCAAACTCAGACTTATCATAATTACGATAACCTTCGACATTACGAATCTTGAGCTTAAAGTTTGCACCTTCCCAGAAGTTGAAAGGATTAACTGCCTTCTCATCTTCAAACTGAGGCTCAATCTTTTCCTTAATCTTGTCAAAGATCTTCTTACCAAACTTATAGAGGAAAACCTTACCTTCATTCTCAGGATGCGCTGCATCCTTCACGACGAGAATGTTCGAGATATAGGTCAACTTACGCTTTTGCTTACGGACAACGTCCTTGTTAGACTCGATGCCACTGTTCCAAAGTGAAGTGTTATATTCACAGACTGGACACTTCTGATTGATAGAAGTGAGACAGTTGTCAATCAACCAACCACCTGGTCCTTGGAATCCATGATTGAAAATCTGAACCCAAGGCATGCCATCTTCACCATCAATCTGGGGCGAGTCTAGAAAACGGATTACAGCGTAACCATTTCCCGCTTTATCAACTTCTGCAGACCAGAAGCGATTATCGGCACCAGTTTTGGCGCCACCACTCGATAGACCTTCCAGAGCCTTGGTCAACTTGTCCATAGAGGACTTCTTCTTTAATGCGCTAATATTCATTAGTATTTCCTTGTATGCGATGTATTAAAAGTTTACGTTTTATCCACATTATTCATTACCATATTATTATATAGTATCACTTGTTAATAGTCAAATATTCTACTAACAATTTTTTATAGTAAGGATCACTCAAAGGTGCATTATGTAAAAAGAAAGGAACATATTTCTTGAACTTCTTGTAAAATTCAGTCCATATGAAATCATCTTCTATTTTAGTATTCCAGACGTCAGTCAGTTTTATAAAATGGTCAATGATTACTAGACTATCATACGCTATCTCATTTTGAAAGACAAGGTTTAATAGTTCGGGGAATTGTCCGTTTTTACAGACAATTAATTCTTCAAAGTTTAATTTAGAAAGTTTTTTTAGATCTTTTGTAAAATTCTCTACTCTTGCTTTTTGCCAGCTCAACCAGCTGCTATAATTTTTTACAGCTTCTTCCTGAAGCATTCCAGAAATCCATGCCTTACCATCTCTCTTAAGAAAGTTTACAGCAAAGAAGATTGGTAGCTCTTGTGCATTATAAAGTCGAGCAATCTTATGGAAAGTGTATTTGTCCTTTCGCATATTGAACGTTTCTTCTGACGTTCTCGTTTTACCATAATAACCAAAGTAGTCATACTTATCATTAATGAAATGAAGTCTTACCGCTTGGTAGATATTATAAGCATCAAATCCATTCATATGGGCAGCTTAGATCCTCTGGGCAGATACCTGAGTTGCTGAGCCTCAGCTTCTATTTTAGATCTTAGATTATCACTCAACAGTGTTGCTGCAATTTCAACCTCTAGACCTATCTCATCACAGTAATGGGTTATTCCTTCAATATAAGATATTTTATGTCTAAGTACTGTGTTTTCTATTTGAATAGAAAAATTATTCTTCTCGTCTTTAGTTGGCATTACTTTCTTGCGTTTCTCTTTTGTGATTATTGTTGTAGTTTCAATCTCATCAATATTAAATATAAATAACAAATTACTTCTCCGAATAAAACTTATGTGGTCCGATTTGCTCAATAAAAATCTTCTCTTTTCTCCAAGAAGGATTTACATAATCCGCATGATAATAAAGTGCACCATTTAGTTTACCTAAAGCGATGCCATTAAGCAAACTTTTCCTAGCGATATTATACGCCTTTTGATATGCTGGAGCATATGGCTGTTTATGCTCTCCACAGACCCAAGAAAATTGGCAAGTATCGCCTGTCTTTTGATGCACGACCCCACAAATAGTCGAAGCGAATCTTTCACGCTTTCTATTTAGAGTTACTTGTGCAACTGCTCTCATCCCCTCTTCAGAATTTACACCTATCTCATGATAGATATTATCAGCTAAACACGATGCTTCTTTTTTAAAGAATACAGACTTCTGATATTCTTTTCCTAATGTGTCAACTCGATTTGATAGACCATTGATAGTTGCATTGGTTTCTTGAACATACTCATTATGAAGTCTTTGCTGTTCAGCTAATCGACTAGTCAACTTATGGATTCCATATCCAGGAACAACAGTAGTTAGAAATATAGCTGCTAATAAACCCCCAAATTTGAAAATTAATTTTTCTCTGGTCTCTGATATAAATTCCATGTATATACTCCCATGGTTGTTTAGAGATGAAAAAGGGTTGATGGTTTTTACGCCATCAACCCTGACCTTTCTGTTACCAAGCGGTCAACTCTTGTTTACTTTCCGTTTGAGATAAAATCATTCAAACGAAGAGCCTTTTGTACTACATCATATTCTGTAAAATACTCAGGCATTAATGGCAAAGGTGGCGGATTTTCGTTGCGATTATTACTAATTGCAACCTCATTCTGCCACTTATTTTGAATTATAGATGTCTTAGTGTGAAAATCCTCACTGAGCATCTCCTTCGCCAATTTAACCAACTCCAATCGAACTTCATAAGGCGTCATATTCATCTTAATCTCCTTTGTGTGTGTATGTGTTATGATAAATTGGTGGGTTATTCTGTTACGAGGAAACCCACCGAAACCCTGGAATACTACACCGCTATTAGGCGGCTAGTGCCATGTCGTAATTGCTATCATTTGCATTTACATTTTTTGCGCTGTTTAAGACAGTCGCCTCTCTGGTAGCCCTTTGCCTATTACTCATCCTGTCGAAGCCTGTCACCCCCATCAAAAAGACTCTTTAAGAAATGATAATATAAGTTTACCGCTGAGGCAATGCCCAACAGATAAACCCAATGCCATTCTTCAAACATAAAAATCCTTTTGGTGGAAGTGGGGGGAATCGAACCCCCGTCCAAGACGCCTTTACTTAAGAGTTTACTACCATTATCAAAAAATACTATGTTCTTTTATTTATTCCTTTAAAATCTTCTAGAATTATTGCTAGTAGTATAACAATTGTTGAAACGAATGATATTGGTAAAAATACGTCAAGTAAAAATGATGTTGAATTTAAACGCAACATTTTTTATCCTCTTATTGGTTTTCAAAACACACATAACCAATAAGAGTATTTATATTACGGTTTTATTACTAAACTATTATACTATGAATAAAACAAGAAGTCAAGCCAAAGTTTTGATATAATCTGTTAATAATTCTAAACATTTAGCGTAAGGTTCAATCATGATTTGGGGAAACTGTGCGCTCTCAACTGAAATCATAAGAATAATTTTCTCAGGTGCAGTACCATAGAGCTCTTCATACATTTTACCATACGCAGCACCCTGCATCCAGTAGTTACTCACACCATCTTTTCTTTTCATTGTGGTTGAGGTTTTGAAGTCAATAAGAGAAAGAGAGCCATTATAATCAGCAACACAGTCGGCAGTACCAGCCAACTTCAGGCTATCGCTGTACATTGTACCTTCTACAAGTTTAATGTTATCAAGTTTTTCAACCAAAGGTTTAATTTTCATAAACATATTGGTATTCAAAGGGTTTGAATCCTCTAAGATAAGAGAACCATTATCATCAGCTTGAAGTTCATTCAGTAGATATTTTTCTACTGTTTTATGCATGCTCGTGCCACGGTTGGCTGCACGAGTTGAGATCTTATTGGCCTGAGCCTCTCCAACTCTTTCTCGCCATTCATTGATGGCTTTAGCATTAACCTTACCAGTAAGACTAGTTACGGATTGGTATTTGTTTCCTTCAGGAGTTAGATAATATCGTTTTCCGTCTTCACCAGTAATACGTTCCATTTTAGGGAGAGTCACAAAATCATGATTAAAAATTTTCAATGGTTTTCCTTTTCATACTTATCAACTGCAACGAGAAAGTCTTTCACCAAGCTGCTACGAACAATATCATCAGTAGTAAATTCAATATTAGTAAATGCTGACATCATCTTAGCAACACTGTGGAATTTACCTAAACCTGATTTATCACCTTGCTTGCGATACAAGTCAGTTTGACGATAATCTCCACAAAATATAATCTTAGAACGATAACCCACACGAGTCATAATGGTTGATAATTCTTCCCAATTCAAGTTTTGGGATTCATCAACCATAATAATTGCATCATCAAAACTCATACCACGAATAAAACTAGTTGAAATGAATTCAACTTTATGCTGTTCTTTTAATTCTTCATAGGCATTTCTACGCCCAAAAAACTGTTGGCAAATTTGCATATAAGGCTGTTCATATAAAGACATTTTCTCTTCAACTGAACCAGGAGTGAACCCTAGATCTCGAGACTGAACGGCTGAACGAACGATAACTATTTTATTGAAAGAATTCTCTCTAGAGAGAACTTCTTGTATACCTTTATACATGGCGATAAAAGATTTACCAGTTCCTGCTGAACCAGTGAGCATTACAAAATAATCACCTCTATCATAGGCTTCAAAAAAAAGTCTTTGATTATCAGTCAGTGGTTCAAATATTTTCAAATCAGAAAGTTTGAATTTTGCTGTTTGTTTTTTTTCTACTAATACTTCTTCTGGTATTTTTCTAGCCACGTGTCACCTTATATTCTCCCTTCTTTCTGAGCCTTCTTTACATGTTTCTCGACAACTGATCTAGTCTTAACTTCTTTTACAGATTTCTTATTATATTTATCCGCCAGAGGGCTTCCTGGATGCGCTTCGCCGACTTTAGAAAGAACCTCTTTCCAAGTATTATCTGTCTTCGAGTCTAAATGCTCACCACCACGACTACTCGCGATCCTAGGAGCGGACTCATGATATCTCTCAAGCTGTGGATTATTTAATTTGAAGTTATCATAATCCGCAAACTTTATTGAATGAGACTCAATCTTCTTTGTCTTCTTATTAAGAAAAGTATATTCCATATAACTATATAGTCTCTTATTTAAGTCGACTTGGAGTCGCATCACGAGTTAAGAACATAATTTTATGGTTCTTTGGTTTAAAGTATTTCTTAACAATCTTAACAACTGTGTCTTGATCAAAAACCTTACATGAGAAAACATCAAGATACATGTCTCCTGAGTCATCCATCATGTGAGCGCAGATATTAGAAGTTTCAATTAATTGAACCAAAGTCCAACCTGCTTTCTCGATATCGTGCTCAGCAAAATGCACAACCTGAGGTTCACCATATGCAACCATGTCAATTTTATTAACCAATTCCTTACAGAACTTTTTAATTCTTTCAGGATTTGTTACCATGTCACGATCACAATCGTGACAGTCAACCATGAGGTGATAACCCCAGTGAGTATTATTAGCCATTCATTTCTCCAAAACTATAGAATACCAAAAAGGAACTTCACGCCGTGTCCACTTTGCGAAGTGATGTTTATGGTTTATATAGTAGTTTCTATAAGCACTCACTGAGTCTCCAGGAACTTTACTGTCTTCGGGCATTGCTTGCGGTGGTTCGGACCAAGGAGCCTCAACGTCAATATTAAATGGCGATTCAAACAAAGGCTGAAGTAACATTCCGCATTTATGATCTTTCTTATAACGATAAGTGTATTCATCTAACAAATATTGGAATAGTTCAAACAGATATCTATAATGATCTATGTTGCTTCTTGTCCAAACTACAGAGGGATGATTAAGATGAGATACTGAGTAGAGAACATTTTCTCTAGAGTCATTCAATATCCAACGCTTCGCTTTTCTGCCAGATTTACTCAAACCTTCAACTTGCTGACCATCAAGAAAGCGATGTGCAGAACTTAGAACTTGAGCTGATTCGAGTATCATCTTAACTACATGTTTATCGCAATGATACTCAGCAGCTAGACGAGGATCTTTGTCTAGGTAAAATATATTCATAATAAAGAATGGGGGACTTTCGTCCCCCAGTTAGAATTAATCAAGACCCAAAGAGGACTTGATGTCTCCAAACTCTCGATCAGTAATCTCTGCAATTCGTAGATCGGAATCAAGAGTCGGGATTTCACCAGTATCATCAACATTAGTTTTGACGACCTTTGCTGCCTTTACCAGTGGCTTCTTAGCCACCGCCTTGACTTTACCAGCACCACGAGTCTGCGGTACGTTCGTAACCTGATCAGGGTTCAGCAGCTTATATGCAACGACCTGACGACCATTCTTAACAGTTTCAATATCTGCATTATAGAGCTTCTTCATACCAAAGAAGTAAACGGGAACCGAAGTCTCTTTCACCTGAAGAGCTGTTGCAACTTGGTCACGAGTAACACCCTTGCTGCCAGCAGCCTTCAACATATTAAACAGGATAAATGCCTGAGTATTTTTAGCCATAATAAACCTCACATAATGTAATTAACAATTCACACACTATTTTACAACAGTATACATCTATTATACCGTAACTGCTGTAAGAAGACAAATGAAATTTTTATATTAAATACAATAACTTACAACATCCTCACCTAAGTGATTGATTTTACAATAATTTTAACTAAGATGAATTCTACTATGTTTTGGGACTCGGGTCAACAGAAACTCCATCTGATCCGATAGAATCTTACGGTTCTTAAGGATCATCTTCTCGAATACGTTTGGCGAGTATGGAACATATAAGAGCTGCATCTTAGCTTCTTCTGGACTCTTACTTCCCTTTCTTATATTACAAGGTTTACATGCAGTAACACAGTTAGTCCATGTATTCTTTCCGCCACGAGATTTCGGTACAACGTGATCAATTGTTAAACTCTTACCATCATATTGATCTCCACAATATGCACAGAGATAACGATCGCGGGCATATAAAACCATGCGCTCTGTGAAAATAGTTTCACGCATGTAAAACTCATGACCGAAGATTGGTCCATTGACGCCAATAATTGATGAGATATCAATAGTTGACTGCTCACCAGTTTTTGCTGAGAATCCACCATGGAATGTTTTGATCTTTGCGCCATTCTCCCAAAGAATTTTCTTTTTGGCATAATAGCAAGCAGCCAATTCGAAATTGACCCAGTCTTTTGGAGTGCCAGCAGAATCAGTAATTAAAACTAAAGACAAGATATTAACCTCTTTGTTTGGAGTGGATGTGGCGCCACATTCACTCAACTCTATTTATCAATCCTTGCAATTTCAAATAACTCTAGTTCTATACAAGGTTTACATTCACCGCATTTTTCAGGAATATTATTATTATATTTTGGTATTCTACAAGACCAAGTTAAATTTCTAAGATCGAAAGGTATCATATTATAAATTTGTATTTTAGTCAAATGACTAACAGGATAAATTTTATTAGCATTAGTTGAGTATGCAGAGAAAATCTTATCTGCTGTTTCTCTATTAGAAACTAGATCTCTATTTTTCAATTCACCACTGGTTGCGCCAATAGCAACTTTAGTTATACTAGGATCTCGACTGGCTATGTAAGCAGACATAAAACTAGTTGGCTCAATGTCCCACATAAAACCATTATTATATGCTTCGAATTCTATTGTTGATTCCGAATATGTAAACTTCTTACAATTATTAGTATTAAAATAAGAAAGAATATTATCAACAGCAATCTTCTCAGCTAATTTTCGATTCTCAATATTTCCCAGATTAATATGATGAACGTGCAAATCATATTCAGCGTATTGCGGATCTGTTAGTAGATGATGTACCATATAAGTGGAGTCTAGCCCACCAGATAACATCGCCAATATAGTCTCACTCATTCAAAGTTCCACATGTAGAATCTATAATCATTAAAGTCACCAATGATTTGTGGTTGAATATCAAACTCATAATTCGTTGGGAAATGTACGGCATATTTCATTTTAGGTAATCTATAACTAAATGCCCTAGCAACAATTCGCTTACATCTTGTAGAATAATGTGTCAATAAACTATCTGTTAATTCTTTGGTAAAATTAAAACAGCCATCTGCCAATACAGTATCAGCGAATGAATCATAATTGAGCCAATCGCATTTTCTAATCTTAGGGAGATTATACTTGGGATCTATGTCAATGGCTTCTGTGGCTAAATCTAGTAGCCTTTGAGTACATCCTAGCAGTAGGATCTTACTACCTATGATATGATTCTTATAGATTTCAACATCGTTGACTGAGGGAATAAG